TGGGGTAGAAATGGTTGGGGTGAAGAACCTTATGGAGATTCATTTAATAAATTAGTTCAACCTGCTGGACTTTCAGCAACATCAAGTGTTGGAGCTCTCTTACCTGCAGATGTTGTAGGAATAACTGGAGTGTCCGCAACTGCAAGTGTCGGAGCTATTTCTCCAGCAGATGTTGTAGGAATAACAGGAGTATCTGCAACTGCAAGTGTTGGAGCAATCGTAGTTGGAATAGGAGTTCCATTAACTGGAGTTTCAGTAACAGCAAGTGTTGGCGCTATAGATCCAGCAGATGTTATGGGACTAACAGGAGTATCTGCGACTGTATCTTTAGGAACTCCAGAAATAACAGAAACACAATTAGTTAAAATAGGATTTGATGGTGTAACAACACCAGCTATTTTAAACTCTTCAGTTGGTTCAATATTACTTGAAATTGGCGTGCCTTTAACAGGGGTATCGTCTACAGCAAGTGTTGGATCTATTTTCCCAGAAGATGTTGTAGGAATAACAGGGGTTGAAGCAACTGCAGAAATAGGTACAACAGGCTTTGGAACATTGGCATACAAAGATATTGACATAACAGGAATTACGTCTTATACAGATGTAACGCACGTAGCTTAGGAGAAAAAATTATGGCATCAACATACACAGATTTAGGCATAGAATTAATGGCAACCGGTGAAAATGCCGGTACTTGGGGAACAAAAACAAACGCAAATTTAAACCTTATAGAGCAACTTACAGGTGGTCACTTATCAATATCAATTGCAGGTGGTGCACAAACTACAGCTTTAGATATAGATGACGGTGCTTTAACAGGTACTGCTCAACAAAGAGTTTTAGAATTAACAGGAACAATTACAGGAAATCAAGTTGTAACAGTTCCTTTACTTACAGAAAATTTTTATTTTATAAAAAACGGCACATCAGGTGCTCACACAGTTCAAATAAAAGCAGCCTCAGGTTCAGGAGCTACAGTTACTTATACAGCAACTGATAAAGGTTGGAAAATTATTTATGTTGATGGTGTTGCAACAAATACTGGTGTTTATCAACTTAACGATAATTTATCCGGGTTAGTTGTTGGAACTGATGTCCAAGCTTACGACGCGGGACTTGCTGCAATAGCAGGTTTAGCAGTTACTGATGGCAATATAATTGTTGGTAACGGTTCAACATTTGTTGCTGAAAATGGCGCTACTGCAAGAACTTCTCTTGGTGTAGCTATTGGAAGTGACGTACAAGCATACGATGCACAATTAGCAGATGTTGCAGGTTTAGCTGTAACTAATGGAGGTTTTATTGTTGGAGACGGTTCTAATTTTGTTTTAGAAACTGGTGCTACTGCAAGAGCTTCTTTATCATTAGACACAGGTAACGATGTACAATTCGATAGTTTTGGAGTTGGAACTGCAGCTTCAGGAACTACTGGAGAAATAAGAGCAACTAATGATGTTACTGCTTTTTACTCTTCAGACGTTGCACTTAAAGAAAATATTACAAATATACCAGACCCATTAGAAGCTCTTAAAAAATTAAATGGAGTTTTATTTGACTGGAAAAAAGAATACATTGATCAAAGAGGTGGTGAAGATGGCTACTTTGTTAGAAAAAAAGATGTAGGTGTTATAGCTCAAGAAGTAGAAAAAGTATTACCCGAAGCGGTTGCTCAAAGACCGGACGGTATAAAAGCTGTTAAATACGACAGACTGACTTGTCTATTAATTGAAGCGGTAAAACAATTACAAGACAAGGTAGACAGTTTATCGAATAAGGGGAAATAATATGGCTGTCCCTAGTAACCCTAAATTATCAGATATCCAAACTGAGTTCGGCGGATCTAATCCAATAGAACTTACAGAATATTATTCTGGAGGACCTTTAGTTCCTGCAACTACACCTGCTCCTAATGGACCAATTGCAAGTTCAGGTGCAATTACTATGGGATCTTTTAGAGGGGCTGAATTGGTAACTTTTATAAGTGCTTCAGGTGGAACAGTTACAACATCTGGAGATTTTAAAATTCATACTTTCAATGGACCCGGTACTTTCTCAGTTTCATCTGCATCTAACTCATCACCATTAAACGAAGTTTCTTATACTATCGTTGGTGCTGGAGGCGGAAGCGGAAGTGCTGGAAACCCTGGTAACTGGGAAAATGGCGCTGGTGCTGGTGCCGGAGGTTATAGAGAAGAACGAGCAGGCAATGATAGTTTTTCAGTTTCTCCAAGAAATGGAGCAACACCAGTTACAGTTTCAGCTACAAGTTATCCAATAGGTATTGGCGGTGGCGGGTCTGGAGCTAGTGCTCCCCCTGGTCGAGGAGCTAACGGTGGAAATAGTACAGCATTATCACAAACAGGTCACGGTGGTGGCGGAGGCGGAGGAGCCTTTGGACAACACACAGGGGCATCTGGTGGATCCGGCGGAGGTGGCGGAGGAAACGGTCACAGTGGTGGATCAGGAAATAGTCCTTCTCAAAGTCCCCCTCAAGGTTCAAATGGTGGAAACGGTCAATCTGGCGGAGGTGGCGGTAGCCAAGCTGGAGGCGGTGGCGGAGCCGTAAATGCTGGTGGTACTGGAAACGGTGGCACAGGAGCAACAAATTCAATTACAGGATCACCTGTAGCTAGAGCTGGAGGCGGTGGCGGAGCTTACAACGGTTCTGGAAACGCAGGCGGTGGAAGCGGCGGTAACTCAGGTAATGCAGGTTCTGCAAATACTGGTGGTGGAGCTGGTGGATCTGGTGTCGGAGGAGGAAAAACCGGCGGTTCAGGTATAGTAATAATAAGGTATAAGTATCAATAATATGGCACACTTTGCAAAAATAAATGACGACAATGAAGTTATTAATGTTTTAACAGTTAATGACGAAGATGTTTTAAACGATCAAAATGTAGAAACTGAATCTGTAGGACAAGCATATTTAGAAACTCACAATAACTGGCCAGCAGATAAATGGATTCAAACTTCATACAATACAAAAAAGAATGTTCACAGCATGGGTGGCACTCCTCTTAGAGGTAACTACGCATCTGTTGGGTTTACTTGGGATCCAGTAAACAATATATTTTGGGAACCAAAACCTTTTGGTTCGTGGGTAAAACATCTTGAGACAGCTACTTGGAAATCTCCTATAGGTGATGCTCCAGCATTGACTTCTGAAGAAGAACAATCAGGAAAGTATTATCAATGGAATGAGTCTTCTCAAACCTGGGATTTAATAACTCCATAATTGACATTTTAAATTGTAGGTGTATATTGGATTATATGCACAAGAAAGTATTAGCAGAACAAGCTCTGTATCACGGCGATGTTAAGATGCCAGCTGGTTGGGAGATAAATCAAGAACAGTTTACTAGTGATATATTAGAATCAAAGTATTCGAGAAGTGAATTTAAATTTTCTAAAAATTATGACAGGTTAAATAATTTTGTAACAGAACATTTAAATATGAAATTTGATCTACGTCTTTGTCAAAAGGAGACGTGGGGAAATATCTACAAACCAAAACAAACAACTAAACAAATGTTAGAAGCAGATCTAATGAATCTACGAGCATCTGCAGATTTTGTACTTCTATATGGTGTAAAAGTAAAAGACTGTACTGTCCATATTTCTTATGATAATAACAGGGTTAAAGATAAAACCTGGTCAATACCTTTAACCAACAATAAATTTCTAGTTTTCCCTGCAACAAATACTTATTATATTGAAAATAACCAAACGGACTCTTTAAATTTTATACACGTAACTACGTATACTATTGCCTAATGTATGCGCATTTTAGCATTTAACACAACTCACGACAGTTCCGTATGTTGTGTAAATAATGGGACAATAGAATTTTTCTGTAAAGAAGAAAGATTAAGTAGAGTTAAAAGAGACAGAAATCCTTTTAAATCATTACAGTTATTTGCATCACAAAACACAGAAAAAATAGACCATATACTTTTCTGCACTCCATCTAATAGAGAGGGTGACGTTCAATATATCTATAGTGAATATATTAAAAAACTATTTAATGTAGAGATGGAAAATTTTTCTGCCTTAACACATCACTTATGCCATGCGTCTTCTGCTTTTTATAATAGTGGTTTTGATAAAGCTTTGTCATTTGTAATTGATAGAAACGGGTCAATTGTTTTTGATAAAAACGTTGATCAATGTAGAGAAGCTGAAAGTGTCTTTATCTGTAACTATCCAGATACTATCAAACCAATATATAAATCTTTTTGGATAAATAATTTAATAGGTATTGATAAAAATTTTTTAAAAAAATTTTTAGAAAGCATCTATCCAGACATAGATATAAATATAGATAACGAGTATTCTATAACAAAAGTTTATGAAGCTGCGACTACCTTGATAGGTCAAAATATTTTAGAGAACGGTAAGACTATGGGTTTATCATCATACGGTTTGAATAAAAACTATAACCCTTTATTTTGGAATGGTAATCCTGTTACCAATTACTTCAATCATTCTTACCAAGATAATGAACATGTTGTAACTTTTAATGGGTTAGAAGAATATATTACAAAAGACATTACAAAAAAGAACTATCAATTTTATGCAGACCACGCAAAACATGTACAAGTAGAAACTCAAAAAGAATCATTAAAACTAATAGAAAAATATGTAGAAAAAACAAAAATAAAAAATGTATGTATAGCAGGAGGGTATGGTTTAAATGTAGTTGCAAATAATTTTTACATAAAAAATTTACCAAATGTTAATTTTTATTTTGAGCCATTATCTGACGACACCGGCATTTCTATTGGAGCAGCATATTTAAAATACAGACATATAACTAAAGACAATAAAATTAAGAAACCCAAGAATAATTTTTACCATTATTACAAAGACAGCAAAATAAACAAAGGAACAAAAGCCTCAGTAAAAGATGTTTGTAACTTATTAAACAAACAAAAAAGTGTAGCAATCTTTGAAGGATCTGCAGAAGCAGGACCTAGAGCGTTAGGGCACAGATCAATATTATTTGATGCAAGAAATAAAAATTGTAAAGACTTAGTTAATAAAATTAAAAACCGAGAATGGTATAGACCTTTTGCAGGAGTAATACTTAAGGAACATTTTAAAAAATATTTTGATACTTTAGGATTAAATGAATCTAAAGACATGACAATTAATTTTGAATGTAATAAAGAAACTTTAAAATTAGTTCCTGGAATAGTCCATGTGGACGAAACTTGTAGAATTCAAACAGTCGAAGATGGTTTTCTATATCACCTGCTTACTGAATTTAATAAACTAACAAAATGTCCTATGTTGTTAAATACAAGTCTTAATTTAGCAGGAGAACCTTTAGTCAATACAAAAGAAGAAGCCTGTGAGTTATTGAACAATAGTAAATTAGATGCTATATATTTTGTAGACGACAGAAAAATTTTATACAGAAAATGAATTTAGTTAACTCTTATTGGTATTTTAAAAGTGCTTTGACTCACAGGTTTTGTGATGAGGTAATAGAACACGCCTTACGACAAAAAGAAACTCTAGGTATAACAGGAGGGTATGAAGATAAAAAATTAGATAAAAAACAATTAAAAGATTTAAAAAAATTAAGACATTCTGATTTAGTATGGTTAAATGATAATTGGATATATAAAGAAATCCAACCGTATGTACGTATAGCAAACGCTATGGCAGGATGGAACTTTGAATGGGACGCATCCGAATCTATACAATTTACAAAATACAAACATAATCAATTTTATGATTGGCATTGTGACAGCTGGGACAAGCCGTATAATAAACCTAATCAACCAACTGAACACGGTAAAGTTAGAAAGTTATCTATGACATGTCAATTAACAGATGGCTCAGACTATACTGGAGGTGAGCTAGAGTTTGATTTTAGAAACAAAACCCCAAAACAAAATACTATAAAACAATGCGGAGAAATATTACCTAAAGGTTCAGTTATTGTATTCCCTTCTTTTGTTTGGCATAGAGTAAAACCGGTAACTTCAGGCACTAGATACTCATTAGTACTTTGGAATTTAGGGAGGCCATTTAAGTAATGAAAATATTAATAGTAGGTGGAGGTAGTGCAGGTTGGATGACAGCAGCTACCTTAGAATCTCAGTTTCCTCAACATAAAATATCTTTAATAGAATCAAAAAATATTAAGACTGTGGGTGTTGGTGAGAGCACACTAGGTCAAATAAAAAATTGGACAAAGCTTTTAAACATTAATGACGATACTTTTTTAAAAGCAGTTGATGGCTCCTATAAACTTTCTATAAAATTTACAGATTTCTATAAAAAAGGTGAGGCTTTCCATTATCCTTTTGGAAGTCCTGAAATACAGGACAATAGAGCATCGTTTAATGATTGGTGGTTTAAAAAAATATTAGATAAAAAAACACCTAACTCTGATTATGCTGATTGTATTTACCCAAATCAAATGGCCTATGTAAATAAAAATAAATTTAATCCTAATCTAGAATACGCTTATCATTTTGACGCTACCAAATTTGGACTATGGTTAAGAGACAAGTATTGTAAAAAAGTCAAACACATTGTGGATGACATTAAAACTATAGAAACAAATAAAGATGGGATTAAGTCTTTAAACAAAAAATACAAAGCAGATTTGTATATTGACTGCACAGGTTTTAAGTCTATGTTGTTGGGTGAAACTTTAAAAGAACCTTTTGATTCATATTCTGATATGTTGCCAAACGATTCTGCGTGGGCAACTAAAATACCTTATAAAGATAAAAAGAAAGAACTTGTGCCTTATACTAATTGCACCGCCATTGAAAATGGTTGGGTGTGGAATATACCTTTATGGTCAAGAGTCGGTACTGGTTATGTATACTCAAGCAAATTTGTAGATGATGAGACAGCTTTAAAACAATTCAAGAAACATCTTAAAAGAGAAGACTTACAATTTAAAAACATAAAGATGAGAGTAGGTTTACATAATCGACTATGGGTAAAGAATGTTGTAGCTATAGGTTTATCTGCAGGTTTTATAGAACCTTTAGAAAGTAATGGTTTATTTTCTGTGCATGAATTTTTATTAAAACTAGTAAGAAATCTACAAAGAGAAAAAGTATCTCAATGGGATAGAGATAATTTTAACTATTCTTGTAAAGCATTATTCAACACATTTGCAGAGTTTGTGGCTTTACACTATGCCTTATCTCATAGAAGCGATACTGAGTATTGGAGAAACTGCATGAATAAAACATGGTCCAAGGATCTTATTAATTTAAAACAATCGCATATTTTTGGCTTTCAAAAAGCTGCACAAGATAGAAATATAAATTACCACCATAATTTAGAGGGTGGCTTGCATTGTATTGCAGCAGGTATGAACTGGGCACCTACAGATAAACCTTCTTTAATTATACATGATCAATGGAATGAGGGTGTTCTAAAAGAAATTGTTAACAGTCTTAACTCTAGAACTAAAGAGGCTGTAGATAACGTTAAAAATGAAACTAGCCTATACGATTATTTGAAAGAAAATATATATGGATAAGATAATTATACAGGATAATTTTTTAACAGATGTTCAATGTAAAAATCTAATAAAGTTTTATAGTTCAAAACCACAACAACCTAGTTATAAAACAACTTACCCATTAAATTTATATATAAATAATCACAAATCTTTAGTTAAAAAAATAAATGAATTAGGTATTTCTATTAACGGTTCAATTGTAGATTGGTTTCAAATTGTAAGGTGGCCATTTCCAAATGTGGGTATGGAAATGCATTTTGATGACGCTTCTAATAATACTACCTTGAGTGCTATTATATATTTAAATGATGATTACTTAGGTGGTTATACGCATTTTGAAGATAAGACACACATAGCTTCGGTTAAAGGAAGAGCAATATTTTTTGATGGAAAAAAATATAAACACGGTGTTTCTATGATTGATAAGAATGATAGATACACATTAGCAGTATGGTTAAAAAATGATAAAAGAAATTAATACAGGTATTCCTTCAAATACAAATAAGGGTATTATAAAACATTTATATTCTTCACAAAATTGGCATTTTGGATGGGATCAAAATTCAGAATTAAATATAAATAAAAAAGATTCTGGACTTATATTAAATATAAATAATAGTAATAATCCTGTGTTAAGTACTTATGCTCAAATTATTTTTGATGTGGTAGAAAAAAATACAGCCATGCAATTTAAAAAAATAGAAAGAATATATTGGAATTGGTATCACCCTGGAAGTATTACTGAGTTTCATGAAGATTCTGCAGAAGATAATAAATTTTCTATTGTATATAATTTACACGATAATGATGGAGGAACAGAATTTATAATTAATGATGAAGTTAAATTTGTTGAGTCAAAAGAATCTATGGCAATAAGTTTTCCTAGCAAAGTAAAACATAGAGGTATTTCTCCAAAAAAGAATTTAAACAGGTTTGCTTTAAACATGGTGTTAGAAATATAAATGAAAAAATATAAGTTACCAAAAGATAGTTTTATAGGTGGATGGTTTATACCTGAAAAGGTATGTGATAGATTAGTATCTTATTTTAATAAAAACAAATCTATGGTTGTACAAGGCGAAGTTGGAGAAAATAAAATAAAAAAACAATTTAAAGAGTCATTTGATATACAAGTTTTTTCTGACAATTATGATCCAGAAATTTTAGAGTATAGACAACATCTACAAATTGTTTTAGAAAACTATATAAAAGAATATCCAGAAGTAGATAAGTATGATCGTTTCAACGTATCGTCTTTTAATATTCAAAAATACCCACCCAATGGTGGTTTTAAAGTTTGGCATTTTGAAAGAGGTTCTAATTACGTGTCAAATAGAATGTTGGTTTTTATGACATACCTAAATACTATTAAAAATGGTGGCACTCACTTTAAGTATCAAAAAAGAAAGATACCTGCGATTAAAGGTTTGACCGTGATTTGGCCTACAGATTTTACACACACCCATAAAGGTGTTATTACTAATAAAGAAAAAATGATTGCAACAGGTTGGTTTGCATTATATCCTCATGAGCTTCAAAAAAAATAAATACATAATTATTCGTAAAGCAATATCAAAAGATCTAGCAACTTTTCTTGCTAATTATTTTTCTATAAAAAAACAAGTATTCGATACTTGCAGAGAATATAGGTATATCTCTCCCTTTGAAAAAGCTTTTGGTTATTATGAAACTGAAAGTGAACAAGTTGCAAATACTTATTCACATTATTCTGACGTTGCAATGGAAACTCTTTTATTAAAATGCCAACCTAAAATGGAAGAGGCTACAAAGCTTAAATTATATCCTGCATATTCTTATGCAAGATTGTATAAAAAAGGTGATGAACTTAAAAGACACAAAGATAGATTTAGCTGTGAGATATCTACTACAATGAATCTAGGTGGTGATGATTGGCCAATATATTTAGAACCATCTGGTAAAAAAGGAATGAAGGGTGTTAAGGTAAATCTAAAACCAGGGGATATGTTAGTTTATTTAGGGTGTGATCTAGAACATTGGAGAGAAAAATTTGAAGGCAACGAATGTGTACAAGTTTTTCTACATTATAATAACTCTAAAACACCTGACTCGGATAAAAACATGTTTGACAAACGTGTGCATCTTGGTCTCCCAGAATGGTTTATAAAAAGATAGATTGAAAGATTTTTTAAAATATATAGTTGACCCTGTATTAGCAACCCCTGAGGAAAGACAGAATGAGATTTGGGATGTAGAAGGTAGACTAAAAAATGGAAACCAACCTTTTAAATTTGATATACGACCCTTAAAAGATGTTGGCAATAGGGCTGAAAAAACAGGTTACTTTAAATCAAAATCTGATAAGATGGTTTTTGAAGCGATCAATCAATGGATTATATTTGATACTGAAGAGCTACATGATTACGTTAAATTTAAGGGTAAAACGGATTTTAACATAGATGAATTGCTAGATAATTTGTCTTGGAATTTAATAATTGATAAAGTAGAGTAGAATTATGCTACAAAAATTAGGATTTGCACCAGGATTCAACAAACAAGTCACAGAAACTGGGGCCGAAGGGCAATGGTTTGATGGTGATAATGTACGTTTTAGATACGGTAGTCCTGAAAAAATAGGTGGCTGGAGTCAAAAAGGCACAAGTAAATTAACAGGTGCCGCAAGAGCAATACATCATTGGGAGAACAATGACTCTGTTAAATATGCTGCTATAGGAACTAATAGAATTTTATACGTTCTTCAAGGAGATGTGTACTACGACATCCATCCTATTAGAGAAACTCTAACAGGAGTTAATTTTACAACAACTGCTTCATCGGCCGCTGTTACTATTACATGTACCGGGACTCATGGATTATTAGAAAATGACATTGTTTTGTTTGATAGTGTAACTGGTTTATCGGGCTCTACTTTTACCAATGCTTCGTTTGAAGATTTAAAATTTATGGTAACGTCTGTACCTAGTGCTACTACATTTACAGTAACTATGGCCACTGTAGAATCAGGAACACCTGTAACTAACGGTGGATCAGCTTCTGTTCTTTGTTATTACAACGTAGGTCCTTCTCAACAACTAGGTGGTTTTGGATGGGGAACTGCAAACTATGGCGGTCAAGCTGGCGGTGCTGCAACTACAACACTAGCTTCAGGTATTAATGACGCCGTAACTGACATACCCTTAACTAGTTCTACTGCCTTTCCTTCTTCTGGAGAAATAAGAATTGGATCAGAAGATATTAGTTACACAGCTAACAATACAGCTACAGGAGTTTTAAGCGGAGGAGCTAGAGAAGTAAACGGCACAACTAAGGCAGCACACAGTGGTGGAGATACAGTTACAAATATTTCTGATTATGTTGCTTGGGGTGACGCCTCTACAGCAGATTTTACTATAGCACCTGGTTTATGGGTTTTAGATAACTACGGTACAAAACTTATTGCATTAATTTATAACGGTCCTGTTTTTCAATGGGACGGCGCGCCAACTAATGCTACCAATACTAGAGCGACTATTATACCAAACGCTCCTACAAAATCACGACACATGATAGTATCAACTCCAGATAGACATTTAGTATTTTTTGGAACCGAAACAACTGTAGGTGATAGCAGCACACAAGACGATATGTTTATTAGATTTTCAGATCAAGAAAGTATTGATCAAACAGATTCTTATACTGTTACTGCAAACAATACCGCAGGTACACAAAGACTTGCCGACGGGTCAAGAATCATGGGAGCTATTAAAGGTAGGGACGCAATCTATGTCTGGACAGATACAGCATTATTTTTAATGCAATTTGTCGGAGCACCTTTTACATTTTCTTTTCAACAAGTAGGGACTAACTGTGGATTGATTGGTAAGAATGCTGCTATTGAAGTTAATGGTTCGTCTTATTGGATGTCTGAAAATGGTTTCTTTACATATGATGGTCAATTAAGATCCATGCCATGTTTAGTCGAAGACTTTGTTTTTGATAATTTAAATACAACAGCAAGAGATCTTATTAATGCAGGTCTAAATAACTTGTTTGGAGAAATCACTTGGTTTTATTGTAATGCAGCATCAACTGTTGTTAACAGACAAGTCACATATAACTATTTAGACTCAACAGCAAAACAACCTATATGGACTACTGGATCTTTAGCAAGAACTGCTTGGCAAGATTCTGCAGTATTTAATCTACCTAACGCAACCTACTATACAGATAGCGATAACGTTTCTTATGATGTCATTGGTAACACGGACGGAACTACTATATACTATGAACAGGAAACAGGGACCGATCAAGTTGATTCCGGTGGATCTGTTACTGCAATACTTGCTAACATTGTTTCTGGTGATTTTGATATTACGCAACGTAGAAGCAGAACCGGAACTACAGTAGGAATGCCTGACCTTAGAGGTGACGGAGAATTTATAATGAGAATTAGTAGATTTATACCAGATTTTATTGATCAAACAGGAAACACAGCAATTAAATTTAAAACAAGAATTTATCCAAACAGCGCACAGGTTACAAATAGTTTTACTTGTAGTTCTTCTACAACTAAAAAAGACATACGTGTAAGAGCTAGACAAGTTGCACTAGAGGTAGCAAATACTGCTGTTGGAGAAGATTGGAAACTAGGAACGTTTAGATTAGATATACATCCAGGAGGAAGAAGATAATGGCTACTGACCAAGAAATACGAAACCGAGGTTTTAATTTTATTCCAAACCAAAATTTTTTACAAACTCCTTTTCAGTTACCTACTACGACGGATGATGAACCAGTAATTAATGCAGGTATTGTAAACACAAATGCTTTTGCTGGCAGTGGTGGTGGCGGCGGTGCTCTACAGGCTGGAGATCCTATGTTAAATTTTAATAATTTTTATAATTATACTGGTAATAAATATATGCAGGGTCAACCTACACCTGAGTTAGATATGAATTATGATCAACAACTACAATCTAAATTTATGGGTTTTCCTACTTATAGACAACAAGAATTAACGGGTCCAGATATAGGTGAGTATATTGCGTCTAATAAAGACATTCCCTTAGAATTAACTAGAGCAGGTAGCATGCAACAAGGATTACAAAGCGCAGGACAAGGTATAAGAAGTCTAATGGGTATGGCTCCTTTAAATGCTATTCTTAGTAGAGCAGGTAGATTTAATACATTACCAGAATTAGATCAAAAATTTATTCAAACAAATGCTGGATATAGAGGCCCTACTGTGTTTGGTGAAAATACTGCAGGCGGAAGCGTAGACCCATTTGGAATGAATGTTGAATCAGGATTTGGTAATTATGCACAAGGGGTAAGAGATAACTTTGAACAACTACAAGATACTTTAACAAACAAAGATAGAGGGAATGTAACTTTTAATGAAGAGACCGGTGAGTTTGAAGGAGAAGATGCAGATAATGCTAACAAACAAACTGAGTTAATAAGACAAAAATTTTTGTTTAGAAGAAACCAAATAAATCAACAGCAAAAAAACGAAAGAGATTTAGCAAAAAAACAAGAGATTCAAGCTGAGATAAATAGAAGAGAGTCGGAAAGAGTAGGAGCAGTCCAAGGTTTATTGGATGAAAGAGGTTATGTGTCTAGGGACGATGATGGATTTAGTTCTAGCGACAGAGCTGTTGGTGGTGGAAAAACAGGTAGAGCAGCCAATACAGATAATGATAAATCTACTGGCACAGAACAAGGATACTCACAACATTTTGTAAGAGGGGGGCTTGTAAGTATTTTATAATGGCTAAAATTGTACAATCATTAACTAGAGCTACAGAGGAGTATGAACAAAGAAATATACAGTCATTAGTTAGAGATTTAGATTCTGTAATAACAAAATTAAATTCTTCTTTTCAGGAAGAAGTAAAGCAGGAGATAGAAGCTAAGAGTTTCTTTTTAGAATAATGACAGTATCAAATTTATATAAATTTGCAGGCATAGATAACAGCACAAGCGGTGCCGCTCTTACACCCTTAGGAAGTGGCAATCCTTTGGTTAGTGAAACTTACATTATTAAATCTATTCTTGTCACATCTGCAGGCACACCTACTGTGACTGTTACAAACAACAGTATTACAGCTATAAAAACAGCAGCATTAACAGCTGACACAACAACAGAATTATTGACACAACCATTAATAATAGAAGGCGGCAAAGCTTTTACAATACAAGCAAGCACTACAGACTCGTTTGATATAGCTATTAGCTATCTAAACATTAAAAAAGGAGAAATAGACTAATGAAAATACTAGAACCTACAAAGGTAGAAACAACATATAGACATAAAGAAACAGGAGAGCTTTTTAAGGAAAGAAAAGACTGGGAAAGCAGGGGTTTTAAAAATGAAGACATGGCACAAGACGTAAAAGTATTTATGCCACCTCTTGATTTGTTGTCAAAAACCAAGTAAACATAGGAATTAAGGTAAATTTATGGCAATATCTAGAATGCAAGAACCCCAACAAATACAATCAGGAATAGGTTCCTTACAGGACCCTAGGCAGAATTATTTCTTAGGTAAACTTGTAAAGAAAGCTACTCGTGCTGTCAAGAAAGTTGCTAAAAGTCCTTTAGGTAAAATGGCTTTAATAGCCGGTGCCGGTATGATTCCTTTTGGGGCATCAGGTGCTAGTTTGTTTTCTAGATTAGGTGCTTCAGGATTAGGTAAAGGACTTGGTAGTTTTTTAAAAGGCGGTATGGGTAATTTTATGGGTGGCACTAAAGGAACCATGATGGGTGGTCTTTCAAATATGTTTAGAGTAGGTGGAGAACAAGGAGCAGATTTTAGTGCAGGTAGATTGTTAGCTGGAGGCTTAGGTGCTGCAGCAATTGCTTCTCCATTTTTAATGGGTGGTGACGAAGAAGTAGAAGAAGTAGAAACTATGGACCCAGCTTTACAAACACAAAGAGCAAAAAATTTTTATAGTGGTGCAGGTCAAAAAGGTGTTGGCTTAGATTTTATGCCACAGAAAAAATATGTAATGCAAAATTTTTATGCGGCTGATGGTGGTCGTGCAATGTTAAACATGGGCGGTGATGCAGGTCAAGCACAAGCAGAACAAATGCTTATGATGGAATATGTTAAGTACAAAAACAAAGGTGGTAATTTATCTTTTGAACAATTTGTACAAGCAGTAATGCAAGCACAACAAGAACCAGAAGGTGCAGGTATGGAACAACCACAACCAGTTATGATGGCAGCTAACGGTGGGTTAATGACTCAGGTACCAGGGTACGGGAAAGAACCTGGCACAAATCAATTTGATTATCCTAGTGGTGGTGACGAAGTTAGAGTTGGCAAACAAGAAGGCGGCATCATGGAAGCTCAAGAATCAGAAATGATTGACATGGGTGGCATGGAAAAAGATTATAGAAACGAAGGTGGTTTTGTAGCAATGGGTGGCAAAGAAAGAGCCGACGATGTCCCTGCTAGACTATCTAAAAATGAGTTTGTATTTACAGCAGATGCTGTTAGAAATGCAGGAGGCGGCGACATAGATAAAGGCGCCGAAGTTATGGAAAATTTAATGAATAACTTAGAACAAGGCGGAGAAGTTTCTGAGGATTCACAAGGATTACAAGGTGCGCAAGCAATGTATGATCAACAACAAATGTTACAGTCGAGGATAGCATAATGGCAATAGCAGATTTTTTAGAACCAGCAGTAAAAGATTATGCAGAACAAGCGAAAGCTACATATTCTGCACCAATAGATACATCACAATTTACAGGTCGTGGTTTTGTAGCCGGTGAAGATCCGTTACAAACACAAGCAATTAATCTTGCACAACAAGGTGTTGGATCTTACCAACCGTTTTTAACAGCAGCACAAACTGCACAACAACAAGGAGCCGGGGCTCTAGGACAAGCTGCAACTGCGGTAGGTGGATTAGGCGCAATTCAAAACCAGGCTGCAAACATAGCACAAGGTCAAGCAGGTATGACTGGACCACAAGCTTACCAACCTTTTATGTCTCCGTATCAATCACAAGTTATTGATGCAACTTTATCTGAGTACGACAAACAAGGTGCAGCAGGTTCACAAGCTATCAAAGATCAAGCTGTTGCTTCTGGTAATTTTGGTGGTGGTAGAGAAGGAGCAATGTTAGGTCAATACGAATCAGATAGATTAGCAGACAGAGCAGCATTACAAGGATCAATGTTACAACAAGGATTTAATCAAGCTAATCAATTAGCACAACAAAATTTTCAAAACCAAGGACAGTTATTTGGTAACCAACAAAATTTATTTGCTATGCAAAACCAACAAAATCTTTCTAATCAAGGTTTAGCTGGTGCGTTTGGTAATCAAATGAATCAACAGTTTGGTCTATCAGATTTTGGTAGAACAGGTATGGGTCAAGACGTTTCTGCACTAGGTTCTCTTGGTGCAATGAGACAAGGTTTATCACAAGCTCAACTATCTGCTGATGCGCAAGCAGCACAGACTGGAGCGTATGAACCTTATGGAAGATTATCACAATACGGAAATACATTAACTGGTTTAGCTGGTGGTGTAGCAGGATCACAATATCAAGACCCTAGACAATCAAATCCATTCCAAACAGCATTAGGCACGGCTACAGGTCTTGCTGGTTTGTACGGAAAAATATTTAGGTAATTAATTATGAAGCCATTAAATAGACCAATGTTTAGATACGGCGGCCCTATCAAAGAGGGTGTTATGTCGGGGATCAGGGAACCTAAAAAGAATGGTGGTAGAATGTTGTTGGCTGGTGAACATCCAAAAGAATTTAAAGATGCAAGTGGTAGAGAACAACACTTTGCTCCACTAGTAGGTTTAGGTATGGCAGCAGCAAGATTTTTACCTGCAGCGTACAGAGGCTTTAAAGCAGCTAGAGCTTACAAACCAATGTCAGAAACTTTAGGAGTAGGTGGAAGATTAAAAAATATATTTATGCCTAGAGGTGGTATATCAGCACCTATGGCACCAAGAGGAGCTGGTGCAGGTTTTAGAGTTGGTTCTTTCTTAAGACAAAACCCAATTACAACAGCATCACTTTTACCACAAGCAGCAGCTGGAACCTATGCAGTAGGTTCAGGAGCTGTAAAAGCAGTTCCAGGAATAGCAAAAGCTTATATTGATGCGCTAATACCTGGAGAATCTATATTTAGAGAAAAAGATGGTTCACCTAAAACAGATGCATCTGGTGTTTCAAATATAAACAAAACTAAAAGAGCTATCGGCATGCCAGAGAATTTAACTTACCGTGCTTCTACCGACGCGTCTAAAAAAGGTGGCGGCGTAGAACTAACTGCAGAAGAAAGACGTGCTAAAAATGTTGAAAGATACAGAGACATCATGGACATTAAAGGTATGAACAAAGACGCTGCATACAATTCTTTAATCGCAGCTAGTCAAGCTATCAATGAGTCTGGAGATTTCAAAGGTGATATTAAATCTGGTAAATTAATTAATCAAATTATTCAAGCAACTAGTAAACAGTTTGACAAACCTAAAGCAACTAAAGATGCTATCGATACATTAATATTAAAAGGTGAAATTCAAAAAGACCTTAACGCAAGTGATCCTAAATCAATAGCGGATCTTGCATACAAAGAAGCTGCAACTAAAAAATTAAATAAAGAACTAAAAGGTAATACTACTGCTGAAATTATTCAAGCAAGAATGCTTAAAGATGAGATGCCTACAGGATCAAATCTTGCTGGATTAATAAGTATTAATAACCCTGAACTTAATATTAAAGTTTTACCAACAAAAGATTTAGGTAATGCAGACCCTATAGATTACATGACTAAAATAGTTACTACAGTTAATGCAGATGAAACTACTCCAGACTATCCAGCTGGTGTTTATGTTTTAAAAGATAAAGTTATTCAAATTACTGAGGAAGGTGCTGTAGTTCCAGTTCCTATAAATGCACTTAAATAGGAGGTTAAATGGCTTCTAATTTTGATTATCTATCAGCTTTTCAAGGCGCAGAAAAAAATAACAAAGTAGGTACAATAGAATCTATGCTATCAGGTGTAGCGTCAGGTCTTATTGCTATACCAAAAGGTTTTTTTTCACTAGGCGCTAGTCTTATGGACCTTGGTGTCAACAGTGGTAAAGCTGCTGCTGTAGAAAAATGGTTTGATGACCTTACAGAATTTGATGAGAAAGCAGAAGCAACAGCTGCTGGTAAAATTACAGAAGCATTAGTTAACATTGGTATCCCTGGTGGTATTGCATTTAAATCTGCTAGTGGTTTAGCAAAAGCTTCTATGCTTGCAGGTAGAAATAATAAGTATGTAAAACTAGGAAACAAAAGTTTAGTTGGTGCAGCTGATGAAGCATTAGAACTAACAGCTAAAGGTAAAGGCAGACAATTTGTTGCCGGTGCGTTGGGTGGTGGTGTAGCAGAAGGTGTATTTGTAGGTGATGCAGAAAAGATAGGTACGTTTGGTGACCTGTTAGGTGGACCCACAGCAATAGATAGAAGTCAAACAGATCCAGATGCAACAAGAGAAATATTAAACAGAATTAAATTT